GAGTATTTGCTCGCTATTGGATTGCTTCATCTGCTTGGTGTGAGTGACCGCCTCCTAGGCCACCTATCAGGAGTATGCTTCTGATGGCTAGATACACTCGGCGTCGAAATACTCGAGCACGAATGTATCCTCAACCTAAACCTTCTCGACGTGCTGCGGCACGTTATGAACGAATACGCTATGGCCAAGTGTTCCGTATGGGGAAAGATCTTGTTCAGTATGGATATAGCCGTGGTAAGAAAATAGGATTATTTTTCCATAAAGGCGCAAAAACTTACAGCAAGGCTCGATATACGGCACGCCAAGGGTACCATGCGTATAGAACTTACAAGAAGTTTCGAAAGTGAGAACATGTGTCCTAAATGTTCTTCAGATAAAAATGTGGAAAGGTTTCACATTATTGAAAAAGGCATATACCACTGTATGTGCGCTTGTGGTGAGGAGTGGATAGAATGAACGACGTTACACAAGCTCTAGAGTATCGCTACAAAGTTGCGAGACCTGATCTAACAAGATATTCTGCACCTCTTCAGAAGTATTTTGTAAAAGAGGTTTTGACTGGAACAGCGTTCTGGGGATTGAAAACCTATGCAATGAAAAGGCCTCTAAGTTTTAGTGGCCGTGTCCTTGGCCATACTGTACCTTTTGTTCAGGCTGGCTTTTTTGCCTATGATCTATATCAATTAGGCGATTATATCTATGATACATATTGAAATACCGTCTTCGACTCGTTAGGGTTGATGAAAACGGATTTAATCTTCTCTATCCGGTGTCATAGGTGTGGCTATGATTACTGTGGGTGCTGGCGATGAATGAAAATGAAGAGTGGTTGACACATGAACCTGAATCTTATTATTTAGGTGAAGAAGAATGACACTTTGTCATGTCTGCGAAAACGTTACCAAGTTATTTGGAACTAACGAAAGTGTTCTCCCTTGGTATTGTAAATGCGAATTGTTTGCACACTCGATTAACAATCGATTGCAAACAAAACAGAAACTGATTACACAGCAGTGTAATTGTTCAAATTTCAGAATGGTTATTTTGAAAAGAACTCGGCATCGTATCGAACGTTGCGATTGCGATTAAATGTTACACATCTTGTGTTACTAATTTTTAGACCTCCACCTCCGGTGGAAAGGCGAAGAAGATGGAATCCGGGGCGAGTGTCACGGAATACGGAGTGGTTCTCAGATTCGGAGGGGGTAGGGGTATGGAGGAAATAACTAATTACCTCCTACCGTACCATTGTGGCCATGCCACGTAGAAAATCAGTGAAAAAGCCTCAGGCTTGTTCTCGAGTTCTCACATATATTTTAGGAACTAATGAATCATATTGTGATATATTCAGAGATCTCTCTGCTCTTAATAGAAAATTGATGCGCCAGGGGCATTCCCTGGTCATTGAAAAAGTTGAGGCGTTCTTTCATGTTACTGAAGAGAACCCTCCAGGTTCTGGAATTCCAACATTTGACACTTTAACGCTATCTGCGGGAGTGGCTGGGGATTCCTGGCCCGTTCATAACGCTTGGATTAAATCCAAGGCCATGTGGCATGAGATGAACCAATTAGTTTTGGCTGATAATCCGTCGATTAAAGCAAAATGGCATGATTATAAATTATATTTAGATGATCATATGCGTTCGGGGACAATTAATGCCCCGTTTGCATCAGGTGTACCTGTTATGATGGGTGAATGGAATTATTCTGATTTCGTTCTCCCACAACATGAAGTGGATCCGGTGACGGGTATTCCACTGCCTGCGGACCAAACTCAAGCGCATTTGGTTGGTCCAGATGTCGGAGCCGCAGGAAACTTTGTTTCAGTAGGTTTGGTAAATGCTTATCAGGAATCTCGATCTACAGTACAACTGGACTCGCCTAACGTTCCTCCTGGAATGTCTTCTTCGTTTTTCAATCTGCTCACGGACTCGGGTTCTCAAGAACCGGAACTTGCAGATACTTTAGAGAATGAAAATGAGAATCCTCCTTATGATCTGGATAATTATCCAGGTGGAGCAGTAAATGTCCCTGGGATAGTTCTTGCTGAATCAGGTGTGGCTACTATTGGTAGCCCTACCATCATATTGTCGCCGTTTGTTGCGCAATGTGGATTGGTTAAGTTTGTTGTTCAGCACTCTAAGTGGGGTGTGAACGTTAGTATGGAAAATAAACCTGTAACTATTGTTGTTACAGTTGCTGCTGGAGACTACAAAGGCGTTGCGGCAATACCAATGGGGCAGTGATAATATGGAAACTGCCGCAGAAACAGTCAAGGAGGTGGCCACTGCCACATCCGTTCTTAACCACATCAAGCAAAATCGGATCGAGTATTTGCTCGCTATTGGATTGCTTCATCTGCTTGGTGTGAGTGACCGCCTCCTAGGCCACCTATCAGGAGTATGCTTCTGATGGCTAGATACACTCGGCGTCGAAATACTCGAGCACG